TTAGCTGAACGAATGATTACTTGAATATCTGAGTCTTGGAATATCTTAAATGTATAACTAAACGTGGTAGTTGAACCATCACCACTATAACTGTTTCTAACTGTAGTTGAAGATATTGTCATAAAGTTCCTTTATTATATTTTAATCAGTATGTCTATTGCTTATTTTGTTTAATTTTATCTTGCTCTTTCTCTACATTTTTAATTATTTGTAATCCTTTTTGAGCAAAACCAATTTTAATTTTATATAAATCTTCTATTTGTTCTTGCTTTTCTTTTGATGTCCACAAAGTACCATCATTTTTTTTCTTAGCGTTGTAAAGAATTTTTATGTCATTATCTACTTCATTAAAGTATTTTTTAACTTCTACCACAGCAGCTACATCAAAATTATATTCTTTATATAATTTGCTTAAAGCATTAGTGTCATTTGATTTTGTAAGATATTCAACTGTATTAAATACTTTTTCATATTTTTTAGTTTCATCATAAAACTTAGTTATTGATGCAGAGTTGTTGTAAATATCTTTAGCTTGAAATGCTCTTATACCAGGTATTTTTGTTAATGGATCTTCTGGTCTAATAGGATCATCTATTATTCCAGCAGAAATAGCAATATCTTCTATAGATTGTTTTACTATTCTTCCAATACCACCAGTGTATGAATCATATATATTTTCTAAATATATTGGATTAGCAAAATAGTTATCAGCACCAACAATTAATGTTAAATTTTCAGCTAATTTTTTTATTACTTGATTATTATATTCTGTAGAATAATATTGGTTTAGCATATCTTTAGGAGCATCAGCAGGAAGTATAGGAGCATCTCTAAAGAAACTATAATTCATAGCATTTTCTAAATGTGGTCTAAGCCAAGTTGGAATTGGATTAAATGATTTTATATTAGACATACCAAAGTCATATAAAAATTCTTTGAATCCTTTTGGATCATCTTCTGCAATCCACATTGCAGTTTTTTCTATAATACCTGCAAAGAAAGTTCCTATCTCATATCCTTTTGGAAAGAATCCTTTGACACCATCAAGATTAAAATACCATTTATTTTGTTTAATATATTCTGGCAATTCTAAATAATCATCTTTGAATTTACCTTTTTCAAAATCATAATTTAAATATAAGAATCCTAATGTTGGAAGTGCAACTGTTAAACCAACCATAGCAAAAGCTCTTTGTGGTCTATCCCTAAATGCTTCATATAATTTTGTTGAACCTTGAACCCTTGCGTTCCAAAATGCAGAATATCTATTTACTGTAGCACCAAAAGTACCTTTCTTTTGATAATCCAATAAATCTCTTGATTCAAATCCAGCTCTTTCTAAAGCCTCTCTTTCTGTTAATCCTTTTTTCTTTGAAGCCTTATAAACTTTTTCTGACATTTGAACCCTAGTCATAATTTCAGAAGCATCTGTTAAATATCTAAAAGGAGCTAATGGATTTTTCCAATTGTATTCATTTCTCATAATTCCATTATTTAAAATTTCATGAACACCTTTATCAAATAAATTTTTATCTATTGATCTTATTGTTGATTGAGAACCACCACCTTTTAAATATCTTTTGTATGCTTCTGTTGCACGTTTTGGATCTTTATAAATTATATGAAATGTACCAATCATTGAATCTACAACAGGAACCCAACCTACTTTTGAAAGAAATGTTGCATTCATTGTATCTCTAAAAAAGTTCGGCAATGCAAAATCAGGAGTAACGATAGCACCAGTTCTTAATGTTCTTGCTGGAGCAGATAACCATTTTTGCCACAACTTCATACCTTGAATGTCAGCAGATTTAAAAGCTGTTGCTAAATCTTCACCAACTTCCCAAACTTCATATTTACCATTTCTTCTAATACCAATAGAACTTTTATCTGGATAAATATATTCTTGTCTAAAAATTGTAAAAGATTCAACTGTATTATCTGAAAATTTTTGTATATCTTTTTTATCAAAGAATTGTTCTAATTCTTTTCTTTGAACTTCTATTGGTCTTTTAATTCCAGTTTTTTTCTTAACATAATCAAAAATTTTAGGATCTACTTCTTTCATTTTTTCAACGAACTCAATAAAATCTACAGAAACTTTATTTTTTTCTGTTGCTCTAATAATAAAATCAGTATTTTTTAATGCACTTTCAATTGGATCTATTATTTCCAATTTACTACCTTTAAGTTTTTTAAAAGGATTTGATGAGCCTTTTATAAAACCAACCTCACCTTCTTTGGGTAATCTTTTAGCCATTGAAACATAGTTTTTATTAATAGTTGTAAAAGCATTAAATTGTTCTTGTGTAATTAAACCACCATCTCTTGCATATTCTAAAATTTCTTTATTATATTTATTAAATTCTTCAGAAAATTTTTCAAAATCTTTTGCGTACTTTTTAATAAATATTTTAGCATTAGGTATATCTACTCCAGTTTCTTTTCCTCTTGCAGCAAGATCTATTGCATGTTTATTTATTAAATAGGTAGATGCTAATTTTAATTTTTTAGGATCTTTTGCAAAAGGCTCTACAACAGCAACAAGTGATTTTCCTTTTTGAGATAATGTTTTAAAATCTAAAGTTCCATATTCAACAAAGTGTGCAGATCTTCCTTGCATACCCTCAAGTAATCTTAAAGATTCATATATGTTTAATTTTTCAATTCCTGTTTTAGTATTAACACCAGCCTCTCTTAATGCTTCAAGCACTGGATATTTCTCATCAATCATTTTAATAACAAACTGTCGTTTAGATTCTTGAGCTGCTTTCTTTGTTTGTTCTAAGGTTAATGGTACAGACTTAGCCTCAAAAGAAATATTTTCAGCAGCTTTATTTGCAACTGGATCATCAAATATTTCAATCTTTCCTGGTTTAACTTCAATTGGTTTTAAATCTGTAAATTCCTTATCTCTTATATTTTCATAAGCTCTAGGTATTTTAATATTTTTAGAACCAGCATCTTCTATAATAGTTCTATCTTTCATTGCATCCATAGCTATGTCAGTTGGTTTTTTACCAGTTTCAACATAAGTAATTTCAGTTTTATCTCTAGCTATTTTACTTGGTAATCTAATATTAAATAGAGCAAACAAAGCAGAAGATAATGAAAACTCTCTAGCATTAGGAAGTTCTCTATCAAGAAGAACTCCTGTTCCTTCATATCCAATAACTTGAGCTGCTGTTCTTGTAAAATAATTTTCAGCTAGCGTTCCAATACCAGGAACTTTTGCTTGTGGTAATAACATTGAAACAGAAAATTTTAATCCTTCTTTTGCTCCTTCTTTTAAAGATTTTTCATATAAAATTTTCATAATATCAGATGGCTTTTGTTCATCTTGATTCTTTAAAACTTCTATTAAGGTAGATCTAGTTGTCGCAGGAATAGCAGCACCAGTAAATGCAGCTCCAGCTATAGTTCCTTTTGGTCCAAGAAGAGATCCGCCAAACGCACCAGGAATTGCACTGACACCATATATAGGCAATTCTAATCCTAATGTTCCTAATGTTGTTAAAAATTCTTCAGTCCAAGTGTAATCTTTAGGTTGAGGCATCTTAAGAGCTTCTGGAGTACCAACTCCTTTTGCTGCTCTATATTGTAAGTTATATAAGTTTGCTCCAAAGATTTGTTCTAATATATAATCTCCATCAAATTCTTCTCCAACAACTTCTGTTTTAACAGCCTCTCTTGTTGCACGTCTTTCCTCAACTCTTTTCTTTGCAGTATCAAAAAGATTTTTAAATAACCCATCATCAACAGGTTGAAAATTAAATTGTTTATTTATTTCTTGATCTGTAAATCCTGCTGCTTTAGCAGCATTTAATTCATCAGCAAAAGAATTTTTTATTTCTTCATCTGTAAATCCAGCTTCTCTTGCTGCATTTATTTCATCTGTGTTGATTTCCATGCTCTATATCTTTGTTGCCATTGCTCGTAAGTTTCTCCTTTGATTCTTACTGGAGATGGAGTTTGTGATTCAACTTGTCTTTTACTTGCATAATCCAAAAGAGATTGTCTTAAATCTGAATTTGTTGGAGCATAAGTTAATAAATCTTTTGCAATATAATTTTCTGATTTAGCATCTAATAAACTTGTAACTGGAATATTATTTTTTAATCCTTCATTAAATTTTGCGTACATATCGTATTTAAAATTAGATAGTCTTCCATTATAATTTTCATCAAAAAATTTAGCAGAATAACTTCCTGAAATTAATGGAGTTACTTTATCCATAAATTTAAATAACTCTTTATTAGCATCTCCTAGTTTAGAATTGTTTTTAACTTCAAAAAGACTTGTTAAAAAAACATCATCATTGGTATTAATTGTTCCATCACCAACTCTTTCTGTAATACTTTTTGCTGCTTTTTCTCCTGGTAATATAAACTTTTCATAAGGATGGTTAATTTCATTATTAAGAATTTTTTTAGTAATTTTATCATTAATAAAATAATTGCTGTCTGCACTAACTTTTCCTTCAACATATTTTTTATTATAGTCAAATATTTGATTATCGTATTCTTGAGTTCCAGTATAAAATTTTGATAATTCTGATGTATCAATACCTTTGTATGCGTTATCTTTACCAATAATTTCTTTAGATATTTGTTTTCTTGATTCTGTTAATTGAACTCCTGTTGCAAATTTTACAGAGTTACCCTGAAACTCAGCTTTAACCCTTAATTGTTGTTTTAATTTTTCTCTATCTTCTCCTTTAATTGATGTAAAGTTTTTTGCATCATCAAGAGAGATAAGAGCTGCATAGGCATTATTATTAGCTGCTTTATTTACCATTTCAGTTTCAATCATCATTGGTAACTTTTCTCTAAATTGAGCTGTTTGTAGTGGACCATTTAATCCATCAATTTCTAATTGTTGGTAATCATTTAATATTTCTTGAGAAAGAGTAGAAAAAGAAAATTTATTTTCAGAATTTACTGTATCAAATATTTTTGCTTTTATTTTTGTTTCTATTTGATCTGTTCTAGCTGTAACTAAATTATCCCTTGTTTTAGTTAAAATGTTTGTTGTATAACTTGGTCTTTCCTTTGCTATGTTTGTTTTAAAATATTGTTTTGAAAAATTATTTGTTGCTCTTCCTGAATAAGTTTCAACTATTGAATTTAATTTTTCATCAAAATATTTTATACCTTCATCTGGATTTGTTTTTAATTCAGCTTCTTTTCTTGCTTTAAATATATCTGCTTGTGCTTCAATATACAATTGATCTGCTTCAGATTTACCAGCAATTTCTTTTTCCTTTACATAATAATCAGCTACTGCAGAACCAATCTTTGTAAAAGATGTTTCAAATGGTACTTGAACATTAGATTTAACTCCACCAACTTCTGCTGTTGGTCTTCCTTGTGATTCAAATGTAGGTATCTTTGGCATTATTGATTCCTTGATCTGTTTGCTGATTTAGATTGTAATCTTAAATTACTCATGCTGTTGTTTCTTGGATTTCTATCTTTATGATCTACATCTTTACCAAGTAAACTATTTCCATATTTTTTCTTTAGCATTCTTCTTGCACCATTTCTACCAGCTCTATCTTTTTTTTGTTCTGGTTTAGAATGATAATTTTCGTATTCGCTTTTATAATCTCTTGGCATTAGAATGATCCTGAGTAGCCTGTTGGATTAGATCTCCACTGCGACATTGATGAAGCACCATCAAATGTTCCTGTTGGTTTAGATCCGCCAAATCCTCCACCCATTGAAAGTAAAGATGTTCCAGTTGAGAATAGTGTACTCATTTGAGCTGATCTTGCTTGTTGTCTTGCAACTTGTCCCTGTATTCTATAAAAATTAGCTTCTTCAAACTTTCTTGCTTGACCAACTTTAGAATTATATTCCATAATGTTTCTTTCTTTTTCAGCTTCTTCTGCATTAGCTCTTAATACTCTTAATCCTGTTCCAGATAAATCTGCACCAGTTTTTGCAATTCTAGTTGTTGTTTGTCCCTGTAATTGTTGAAACTTTTGATCAAATCTAGATATATCAAATTCTAATTGTTTTTCCATTTGAGCAGCTTCTTGCTCTGCAATTTGTGCATTACGATTTTGAACTGCTTGATTAAATTTACCTGCAGCACCTTGCTGCTGGTATTGCATTGCTCCTAAACCACCTACGATAATATATGGTGCAGCTGCTGCCATTAGTAAATCCTCGCCATTCTGTAGTGATCGCTACCATCAAATCCGTAGCTTTTCATTAAACCTTCGTTAGTAAATCCTAACCACTTAGCAAATCTAATTCCAATTCCAAAGTCTGCACGAACTGCAGTTTGTAATCTTTTAATTTTATTAGATGTTGCAAGATAGTCTATATTCTGTTTTACTGCTTTTGCAATCGTTATTGGATAATTCCATACATCGTTCTTAGCAATAA